TGAAAGAGAGGGAACGATTCTTGTGGTCGCGTTTGTATGGTTGACCTGCCGGATTGGTTGCAACATACCATTCAAAGTATTTAACTGTGTGATTTTTCTTCAACCACTGTTCAACATCTTTGCGTGTCTTTCGGCTAGGTTCAAATGAGACTGAACCAGAAGTAAAGCCCATTGGCTTCCAATGGTCAAGGTTGTCATACTGACTTAATCCACCAGCTTTTGTTTTACCATACAATGAAGTTGTGGTTACACCAACAAGAACATCACCATAAGCTTTATTCCAAAGTCTCTGCACTTCATCAGACAAGCAAAGCAGTGCAAGCAATTTACCACCGACATAGTTGAAACCAAGTGGCTGAAAAGGAACAATTGTAGAGCCAATCGCAGTATGATTAATCATTCTGCCTTGTGTCTTAATGTCTCTCGACCAACCAATATGATTATCTCTTGGTGTCAAATCCAAAAAGTCGGATGAAATACAAATCACACCAAGATATTTTCCTGATGCATCATCTTTAACCAAGAAGTTCAGGTTTCTACCAATGTTAGAATTGTTCTTCATTGTAGAAATGAAAGTGCGTGTCGTATTCCACAACATAGGAAGTTCTTTGCTTCTCTTTGTGTCGTGTTTTACTAAGCTACCATCGATTCCTGTCGTGAAATTTGAACCAGAGTCGTCGGTATATTCTAGTACCGGTTTCAGCTTCAAGTAATCTTCAGGTGTTTCTGGAATCCAGATATTGTCTTTAACAGATTTGATGATATCTTCCTGAGAAACATCAACAAGTTGATTCTCAACACCAAAGATGGTATTGGTTTCAACTGTAGGATACTTCTCATGAATCTCACACCACTTTTGATACAAGGTGTATTCTTTCACATCCATCTGTGAAACATAACCAAGTTCACTGATAACTCTATCAGTCAGTTCTTTCTCATCTACGTCCAAGAAAGAGTCTACGGGATTTACGGCTGCCCATTCATCCCATTGCTTTTGTATATCTGGTGTCCAGTTTTCGCTACTCATTTGATTTTTGAAATTTTCCGTATAAGTTTTTTCTGTCTTTTCTTTGCCATTTCTAATGCAAGAGGACCAACTTTATCAGTATACACGATTCCATTCATGTGGTCAAGTTCGTGCTGGTAAACTTGTGCAGAAATTCCTTCAAGTGTAGTAGTGTTGTATTCACCCAACTCATCGAAATGTTCAACAACAATCCTCTTGTACCGAGGAACATTCAGATATAAACCTGGGTAAGACAGGCAACCTTCACGCATCTTTTCCGGTTCATCAAAAGTTTCAACAATCTCAGGATTAATACAGACCATCTGAAAGTCATCAGAACCCATAACGAACATTCTGAATCTGAAACCACACTGGTTAGCTGACAGACCCAAACCACCATAAGCTTTCATTGTCACTTTCAATTGCTTGATAAACTTTTGAATTTGTGGTTGAGAAATTTGAGTCAAGTCAAATTCTTCCATTCTCTCAGCAAGTTTAGGATGACCATCGCTCAATATAGGCAAAGGTAGTATCTGTTCGGGAACCACCTTTGTTGGAGCGGTGGTGTTAATAACTAAAACATCATCATTTGTTTCTACATTCATTTTATAATCCTTGAAAAATTATTTACCTTATCAAATCTAATTACGTTACGGAACTTGTCCTGTAAGATATCACCTTTATGTGAAATAACAAACAGATTAACATCTTCCAAAAGATGCAATAGGTTCATCAAATATTCTGTACCATTTGCATCTAAACTACTATCAAACACCTCATCTAGAATCAACAAGTTAGTATTGGTTGAGTTCTTCAACTTAGCAACTGCACGCCATGTTAACATTAATGCCATGTCAATACGTTGCTTTTCACCTTCACTGAAAGATGCATATGAAAACTCATCGCGGTGCCGAGACTTAATTGTTTCTCTGAATGATTCATCTAAATTAAAATTGACAAAGAAGTCCATTGAAGCAAGATACTTGTTCACCAATTTATTGATGATGGGTAGGTACTGTCTAATGATTTTTGTTTTGATACCTGTATCTTTTAATAGATTAGATGCCGCATCAAAATAAGACTTTTCAAGAATCAACTCTTTCTTTTTGTTTTCTAGTTCATTCAGTTTACCTTGCAACTCATCAAGCTTTTCGGTTTCCGAATTCAAATCTTGTTTGTTACTTTTTAGTAATTCAATTTGTTTTTGTAACTTGCCGATGTACTTGTTTGTTTCAGCAATTGTTGTATTCTTTTGTGCAATTCTAATGTTAAGTAACTGTATGTTCTTTTGAATTTCAGAAATAACATTTAGTTTGTTTTGTTCTTCCAATATCTTCGTTTCGAGTTGGCCCAATCCATGTTCACATTCCGTGACCTTGTTGGAGAGATTGGCAAGCTCCGTTTCCTTAAACCCCATGGCAATGGTTTGCCTACAAGTTGGACAACTACCATTGCTTTCAAAGAAACGTATATCCTTTTGAAATTTGGATAAGTTGCTTTCAATTTGCGATTCAATCTTTGTAAGTTTCTTGACCTTATCCTCGACTTCAAGTTTACTCGATACTTGCTCTTGTAAAGTCGCCACGTTTCCGCTGGCGCTGGATAATTCTTCATGAAGGGTTTGTATAACACCGCGACTACTTTCAATCTCTGCTTCATATTCTTTTACTTTATTTTCATTGTTCTGCTTCAACTGATTAATGTGCTTCTCTTGCATCTGGTAATTTTGTTCCGCAAGTTCAAAAGCAAATTTGTTCGAAACAACTTCATCTTTATTCTTGGAAATCCTATCTTTCAAAATAGAATTCATCGATGAGAATATCTGTATGTCTAACAAATCTTCAATGATGGCTCTACGGTCAGCCGCAGAGAGTTGCATGAAAGGAGTAAAGGAAGCGGAGCCAAGAATTACAATCTGTGTGAAAGACTTGTAGTTAAGTTTCAACACTTGTTTCTCAAGTATTTCTTGATAGTCTTTCGATGCGGCTTCCTGATTAATCAGTTCACCATTAATATAGATTTCAAAAATGTTCGGTTTGATTCCACGAATAATTCGATATTCTTTTTTACCAACAAAGAACAGACATTCAACAACACAATCTTTCTGATTGATTGAGTTGATTAGTTGTGGTTTGTTGATGTTACGAAATGCTTTTCCAAACAACACAAAGCACAAAGCATCCAACATAGTGGACTTACCTGCGCCATTAGTTCCAACAACTAAGGTATTCGGTGCTTCATCAAAGTTTATTTCTGTGAAGTAGTTACCTGTTGAAAGAAAGTTTTTAAATTTTAAACTCTTGAAAGCAATCATTATTTAAATTTAGGACCTGTAACCCAACCAACCAAAGATTTTCTAACTCCTTCAGTAACAGGTTCAACTTTATGTAGAATAAAGGAAGGAAACACAATCATATCACCTTTGTTTAGTTTCACAGAAGGTTCTTCAGTTCCAGTTTTAATTTTGAAATCTCCCCCTGAGTAATCAGTGCCTTGCTGATTCAAACAAAGAGTGAAGGACAATTTTCGATATAAAAAATCATAGTCTTTTTGAGGAATCATGTCCATCATCAAGTCAATATGATAATCATAGTGCCCATTTTCATTTGCAAGATACTCAGAGTATTGAATATAGTCATAACCATTCAAATCAAAATTATAATATTCTTCATTTACGTTCTGAATAATTTTATTAAACTTATCAAATAGCCAAGAATATTCTTTTGAATAATTGATAAAGTAAACTTTACTGGACCTAACTTTCAACAAAGTTTCAGATTCTATTGTTCCTCCAATTTGTCCTTGTTCCTTTTCTCCGGCTTGCAGAGAAGCGACAATTAAATCAACTTCTTCTTCACTAAATGCAGACTCAACTCTAATGCTATTGTGTGTCAAAAAGCTTCTTGACAAAGCAAAATTTATCAATTTATTATAAACCATTATTCAGTTCCTTGTGTATTCAAAGCCTCAACATAGATTTCTTTCATGAGGCTTTTCAATTTTTTATGTTCAACATCAATAGTCAAGCCGTCAATATACTTATTTAAAATAGTAACAGTATCTTCAGCTTCATCTATAATGTCATCGTCGCTACCTGCTTCAGTAAAATCTTCAACGACAGAAATATCCGCAACACCGGCTTTCAGCAGGTTATCCAACATCAAGTCAAAAAGATAGGCATTGGTCTTATTGACAACCACCACCTTGATGTACGTATCTTTATGTTGAGAATAGTCGTAGGTTTTCCAGAATTGAAAATCGTTTACTGTATCATCATAGTTTATCTTGCAGAATATTCTATATGGATTAGGAACAAAAGTCAAGCTTCTTGTTTCGGTATCGAACACATGAAAGCCTCTTTGGTCATCATAGTCTGCCCAAGTAATTTCATATTGATTGCCTAGGTAAGTGATTGTTCCATCAGTAGACTTGTGATGAAAGTGTCCGGAAAGAACAGTGTCGAATCTATCAAAGATTTTTCTATCCAATCCCTCATGGCAAACATTGCCACGGTCCATTTCGAAACCAGCAATCTCAAAGTGTCCAAAAACAACTTCACTTGTAGCAGTCTTTAGTGCATCGATTGATTGTTCATAGTTGCCAGAATTAATCCAAGGCATCAACAGTATTGGCAAACCATCATACTCTTTTAATTCTGGTCCTGTGAACACGTTGATGTTGTTGTAGTGGTCAAACAACTCATTCATCGCATTGATTTCATTTGTGTTCTTGTATGTCACATCATGGTTACCGACCAAAACGTCCATGGTGATGTTTTCTTTTTGTAGAACATCAAAGAAACGCTTGCGCCACTGATTCAAAATAACATAGTTGATAAATTTTCTGCGGTCAACCACATCACCCAAATGTATAATGTGGTTGATGTTATTCTCTTTCAGATATGGAAAGAATGTGCCTTCCCAAAACTTAAAAAAGAACTCGTTGAAAAGTAGGCTGTCTCCTCTTGCTCCCGCATGAGTGTCATTTATAAGGGCCAGTTTCATAGTGTAGGTTTACTTGCAACTCTCTTACGCAGTTCTGTTGTGGAAAAACTGTGCTTTCTTTCGTTGTAGTATATCTTAATTCCTCGTTGTTCGCAAATCTCTTTACCAGTATAATGTTTGTCTCTATATTCTTCACCGATAATTCGGATGGAAATAGGTAAGAACATCAATAAATCTTCAAGGTCTTTTTCTGTTTGATAGACGATAATTTCATCCACAAACTTGACCGCTTTTAACTGTACATATCTTTCCACAATTGATTGTACAGGTTTGTTTTTAGACTCTCTATCAATTGAGGGGTCAATCTGCAATCCCACAATAAGGTAATCACAAATCTGTTTAGATTCGGCTAACATCAATATATGTCCTGCGTGAAGCAAATCAAATGTTGAGCAAGTGAATCCTATTGGTTTCCCATTCATCTCATCAGGTAAAACTAGCATAGTATACTCCAAAAATTAAAGTTTGTCAGGTATTTCTTCAAGTATTTCAGGCAATTCTTCTACAATCACATCTTCCTCAATGAATTTTTCCAGTCCTTTTGCCTTGGTTTTCTTTTTTGCTTTTTTCTTTTCTTCGAATGTCTGTATGAATTCGGAAATGTTATCGTACAACACAAATTGTTTTACATTACCATCCGAATCCTCAAACAGTTCTGCTTCATCGAGAATACCAAACTGTTCGGTGGCCTTATACTTGACGTAGAGTTGTTTCTTTTCTTTTTGGATTCTTCTTAGGAATGCAAAGTAAATAATCTGAGTGAAGTAAGCAAAGGGATTTGTGGATTTTGTTGGGTCAAAATTCCTAAAATACATAATGCAGTTTTCAATGCCGTCACAAATCATTTCTTCTCTGAAAGAATAAGAAATGAAGTTAGGCTTTCTCGACAAGTGTTCTGCAATTTTAAGAAAACATTCACCAATGTAGTTGGGTACTATTGGTTCTTCTCTGTTTTCATCTCTTGCAAGCTGACAGTTTTGTTTATATTCAATTAATGCCTGTAAGAAGTCGGCATTGTTAACGTAGTGTTTTGTTTTGCTCATATATTGATTTTACTTTATATTTCCATGGGTTAATTGCTATTGATACTCGTCGACCTTCGAAAGATTCGACGCAGTGATAAATTCCAGGTGAAAAACATAATAGCCTGTTTTCCTTTGGTTTGATAGATTCAGTCTCAGTTACGAAATTACCACCATTCAAAATATCGACTTGTGGATAGTATACTATACTACAAATAGGAAATCTACCTTTATCATCAGATTCGTCAGTGTCATAGTGCCAACCTTTGTCAGTGTTATGATTTACCCAATATTCAAACCCAACCATTTCGGATAAATCGAAAAACTTCGATACTGTTAAAAGAACCTTGCTGACTGCTGACTCTGATAGCTTTTCTGCATTCTGAAAGGTAAAATCTTTCCAATTGAAAGGTGTGGTGAATTGGCAATAACTTTGCATCTCCAACTTCTGTTCTTGATTTAAAACATCGTCCACTATAACTAACATTTATTTACCTTAAAAAACACTTGACAAGCTCTGGCACTACGTATTACAATCTCGGTGTTGCCTATGATGTTAATGTATTAATTTCCTTTTGGTACCAGGTACCGGTTCTTCCAGTTCAGCTCTGATATCTTCATCCAAGTCATCTAGGATAGCATCATCTAGTTCTTCATCTGTTGCTTCACTCAAAAGGGCTTCATCAATGATACGTTCACTTTGTTGCATAACTTCATTTGCTTCTTTCACGGCATTGTTGTAATACTCAATCAAAGATTCTTTAGGTTCAAAAGAAGTCAAAACATCATGAATGTAAATTTCAACAACGTTTTCACTTACCAACTCAATAGGTAACCAAGGACTCATCATGACCATGGATTTTGAAACACTTAATCGTTTAAAGAATACCGTCATGGGATTTTCTAATATTAACATATGATTAGGTGTTTCGATAAAACTTGCCATGATATCTTCACCATCTTTAAGTCTTAGAATTTTAGTTTGTTTATGCATTTTTTAACTCGATATTGTAGAATTTGTAAGAGAACTTTTCCTCGTCATACATTTTAATTCTTTCTATCAAATGTTGCAAGGTAAAATTGGTATGTTTGCCTACTCTAAAATCATCTGCAATATCAAACAAAGTTGCTTCTTGTTTGTTATCACCTTTTCTTAAACTACGACCAATAGATTGTAGATTTCTAATTCTTGATTTAGATGGACTAGCGAAGATAACATTATGTAAGTTTTTAATGTTGATACCAGTAGAGAATGTACCATATGAAGCAATAATGATTGCGTCATTTTCTTTTTCAGTAATTGACCTTACATTCTCTCTCACTTCAACTTCAGTATTGCCATAAACAAAAAACACTTTTCTGTTCTTTGCTTCAGATTCAATTAACGAGAATAGTTTCTTACCGTGTTTCTCAACCAACTGAAACAATATTAGAGAGTTGCCTTTCAATGAAAGTGCTAAGTTCTTAATGAATATGTTTCTCTGTTGATTTTGAACTATGTAGCCTAGTTCTTTTTGATAGTCCCATGAACGGCTTTGCTTACACACATCTTCTGCATATTTAAGTATCAAACATTTGATTTTAAAATCTGCAATATGTTTATTGTCCATCAACTCTTTAGTTGAAGTTACTTTCAAAACAGGACCAAATAGACCTTCTAAAACAAGCTTGTGAGTTTTTGTGCCGTCTAATGTACCTGTACAACCAACTCTATACATAGCATTGCTCATGTTTGTCATAATGGTTGCAAGAGATTTTGCTTTGAAGTTGTGCGCTTCATCACCTAAAACAAAGTCAAACTGTTCAAAGTATTCTGGCTCTCTGTTGTATATGGACTGCCAAGTTGTTATGGTCAAAAATTTGTCCGTTGTCTTTTCTTTGCCAGCGTATTGACGATGGCAATTTTCTTCAACATCATAGCCATATGACTTGAAGTCGGAATACATTTGCTCCACAAGAGATGTTGTAGGCACAATTAACAGGCCTCTATTGCACTTTGTTTGGATGTATCGTAGAATGAGATATTGGATGAGAGATTTACCAGATGCGGTGGGCGATAAGAGTAGCACTCTGCGATTCCTAATAGCATGAACAAACGCGGTTATCTGGTATTCTCTCTGTTCCAATGTATCAGGTAGATTGAGAGTTTCAACGAAGTCTAATGCTTCCTTAACAGAAAAGTTATCTGTTAAGTTGACACTGCTATCGAAGTATATGGTGTAGTTTCGTTCTGCACAGAATTTTTCAATGTATGGAATTAATCCATAGTACATCAGATTCGTTCTTAAATCCAGTAAACGAATCTTTCCATCCCACAATCTGTTCTTGTATGCTGGAGTAAATTGAAAACCTGGAACGTAAAAGGTGAAATAGTCAGACAGTTCTTGTGCTAAACTTTTTTCACATTTGATATGAATGAAAGCTTCATTCTTTTTTGTAATTACTAAATCCATCGTCTACTTGTTCCCACGTACTATCACCCATTAATCTTACGGTCATAATATATGTATAGTGTGCTGGAGCAGATATTCCACTCCAGCGGTTTGGTGCGTTCATAGAGAGAACGTTTTTATTTTTGTAGGTGTTGTAGTACACGTAGTAT